GAAAAGATGATCACAATCAGAAAAGCCACGCAAAAACAAGCTATCACCGCTATAAAAAGCGGTGATTTTTCTGAAGTAAACAGAATAAAAGAAATTGCAGAAAAGGAAGCCAGGCAAGTATTTGAAGCTGTTTCTTCCGGTGCTGTCCCGCTGATCTGGTACGACTTACCGCCGGTGCGCTGTCAGTCTGGAGTGGTGTCTATTATGCGGTACGCGCTGCATAAACCCACTAAAAGATCGGGGTATTTACAACTTTCCTGTATGGAAATAAAAGATGGCCGCATGATTTCAACATCTGACCGCCAGTACAATATTACTGACGGCGATTTTCCTGAGTTCTTCCGGGACTTGCCACAGATCACGAACATAAATTATTTAGAGCAGTAAAACCGCTGCTCTTTTTCTAGTGTCCTGCATCCGCTCCGGGCGGCGGCGGTTCGTGGCCTGTGCAGGACTTCGCCGGGGCTTGCGTCCTGGTTTGATGCACATTGACAATTATATATAGCTGTATTAGCTTATATTTGACATTTTAACGGCTTTTATCGTGATTCTGGTATATTTTATCATAAGTATATAAAAGCGTCTTAAATCTTCGAATATCAAATTGCTAACAGGGATTGACGGCAGAGTGAAACGGGGTTATTATTATTTTGTATAGTTGCGCGGACGCTTCGCCCGGTCTGGTCTTTATGCTTCCGGACTGCGCGAAGCTATGCGGGCTTTGTTTGTGATCGCTCCGGCGGTCTTATTTCTGTACGCTTTTAGGCGTTTTGCTTAGACGGTTGTGCCTTAAATACTCATATAACGCCGTATTTGGATTTTTGAGCGCGTTTTATGTGATTTCTGTATATTTTACCATAACTGCGTAAAAACGTTTTTAAACGCATTTTACAGCGTTGCACTAGAATTAGCTTTGGTTCTGGCGGTGTCTGGCGATGGTTCTGCGTTTCCGCAGTTGCTCCCGGTCTGCTTCCGGGGTTATCCCCGGCGGGCTGTGCTATTGACTCCGGTTTGTCAGATCATGCAGGGTGGCGGGGCTTCCGCGGGTTCCTAGCGACGGCCCGTTACTGATCGGCTGGCGGTTTTCCGGGACGGTCCCGGGATGGGGCAAGAGCACCAAGGAAATGTACGACAAGTCAGAAGCAGCATCAAAACCGGTCCAGCTTGAACTGGGAAAATCTGAAAAAAATCGCAGAAATCTGAAACTAATTCAGGCCTGCGACTTTTTATTTTTTGTGCATTCTGTATATATTTTTCTATAACGTAGATTGGCGTGATGTAAATTTTTCACTTCATCACATTCAATTCGTCTTTTCCAGTCATGTTTCTTCGTCCCACAATACTGAAAAGTCTGCTTCGGCGCTTCTTCTGCCGACCGGTTTCTTTGTTTCTTCGTTTTGCTGATCCGCTACTAACTGTTCCCATGGTTCTTCCTTTCTGAACATCTCTTTCATGTTCTGGCTACGCGAATTGAGGTTTATAATTGGTACATCAACATTGAGTTCGTCCGGTACGATGCCGACAATTACAACCTTTGTCGGCTCTATTGCGTCTAACATTTCCTTGAAGTTCTCACAAAATTCCATTCTGGCAGACTTAGACCGTACTCTCCCATTAGTGCAACATGATACAGTGCTTCTGTGCGGCGTACCATCGAAAATCCAAGGCATTTCTTTTGGACTGATAACATTTACCGATGGTATGATATTAACGCCTAAAATCGCAAAATAGAAGCCTATAGCATGATTCCTGTATAGGTTGTATATATTTAGTGCCGTAGGCATCCCGGAAGCGATCGTGAAATCCGGGCTGCAAACCGAATGAAAACATTTCAGATGTTCTACGTACTGGTCCGGCTGATTCCATATCTGTAAGAAATTTTTGTCGTCAATATAGAAATTTACAGTCAGGTCCTTATGCCCTTTTAATGATCTGGATTTTGAAGAAACGAAGTCTATGCTTTTCTTCGGTACCAGCTGTATCGGCGGAATAACCGGTATCTGGTACGGACCATCCAACTCTGCGCCGGTTATCAGATATTCTTTCATTACATCGTATGCGGTATGTATCATACTGTCTCACTCCTTTGAATACATTATACTGTATTCATTAAAAAAGTGCAAAAAATAATCGCCTTTCAGCGATTTTATCTGAGGCTTTCTTATATCTCGCATACAAGATTCCTCCATGTCTTATTATCGAATATTTGTTTGTGTTCCCTAGGGTGTTCCCTTGCGGATTCCATAAGTCCCGAAACCCGCATAAAATCAAGGTTTTCTTAGCAGCCAGTACGGGAATCGAACCCGTTTATAGAACCCTTATTTTCCAGTAAAATCAAGGGCTTTCGGGATTTTCAAGGTGTTCCCTTTTGTTCCCTAGCTGTTCCCTGTCAGTAAAAAACAACCATACTTTAGATCAGATTTTTATTTTGCTATAACCGAAAATTCCTGAATATTATCCATGATTTCCTGCTTTTTTGCAAGTGTTTTTCTGTCTCTGTGGTAGAAATTCTCGGAACATTTTATATTTGAATGTCCCATCTGAGATATTACCATCTGGTTGTCAATACTGTGATCGAGAAGAATTGAACAGTAAGTTTTTCTGATTTTGTGCGGTGATTTCTGAACACATCCTGTTTCTTTACAAGCCTTGTATAGTCGCCGTCTAAATGCAGATGTATTAAGCCTGTGACCATCCATGAAAAATATGTACTCGTAGAATGCTGACATGCATCTTAGTCTTTGCAGAATCCAGACACATCCACGTGGAATTACTATATTTCTCACACCTGCTTCCGATTTCGGAAAGTTCTTCACATCGAAAACTAAATTATGATCGACAGTGTACCGTGTCTCTGTGCGGCGTATCTTCAATATGCTTGGACTTTCCACGTCGCTGCTATAAACCCAGTCTTCCCATTTTAGTGAACTTAATTCGCCGACTCTTATTCCAGTCACAAACATAAGCAGAATCCCAAGGTTTACCATATCAAGATTACCTTTGAGATAATCAACGATTCTTTTCATTTCGGCGTCGCTGAATACCTCTTCTAATTCTTCCTTAACATTCTTCTTAAATTCACGTTCACTTACGTCCAAATCATAAAAAAGTTCTTCCACGTTCCAATCTATCAGTTTCTTTCTCTTCGCCCATTTCATTGTGCCTCTGGCTATTGTCTTGAGGTTTGAGAATCCCTTTGCTGTCAGATTATATTTCCCCGTCTGCTCTTCGAGAAAACTACTAAAATCCTCCGAGTCAACATCTCGTATTCTTTCAGTACCAAATTCTTTGAAATGGCGGTCAAAAACCTGTTGGTATCTCTGCTTTGTGGACATTGATATCTTGCCCAGTTCCTGACGGCGTTCAAGCCATTCATCAAAGATTTCACTTATTTTAGGATTCTCAATCTTTTCCTTATAGATTCTGACTATTTCATCTTCCAGGTCTTCCCTGTTTCTCCTCTTAATCAGTCTTCTTTTCTTAGTTTCATCATCATAAATACGGATTTTCCAATATCCGTCCGAAGCCTCCCAAATGCTAGCTTCGTATTGTTCCAATATGTCCCTTCTTTTACTCATCTCTATGTTTTCTTGTATGTGAGATAAGTCGATAATACCATTCTCTATAGCATATTTCAAGTCGTCATTATTCATAAAAAATAAGGAGGAACCGGGATATCCTTTCGCTGGCCAGCGGTTCCTCGTTCCTCCTTTCTTTCACACATAATCGAAAATATTCATCTGTCCTTCCGGCATATCATCTTCGAGATTAAAGAATTTACAGGCAATGAAATTTCCATGCCAGTCCCGACCACCGCCGTACATCAGACATTTTCCTCTCTTTCCGTCCCTATAGAATCGGCATTCAGCGCATTTATGCTGATATGCTGTTCCTCCAGAACGCTTATACATTTCGCTTATTGTTCTCATGTTCTTCCCTCTTCCATGCAAACGGCGGGATTTTAAAGCTGTGTTGGCAGGTAACTCGAAGCGCACAGCTCTCACATTTATTATCTGTCGCTTTGCAGTAATCCATGATGATGTTTACACACGTTCCTACCATTTCGGGTGTGATGTCATAATCCATATTCACTCTCTCCACCTTTTCTCTTACCACGCTTTAAAATTCCTTTCTGTACGCATTCCGTAGGCGGACAGCCTCTTGAATGACCAACAATAAGAATATAATCACAGGTAGCATTCGATATAGATGACGGACTGCTTTTAGAAAGATATACGCATTTCATGCATTGATTACGTTTCAGCTCAACTACTTTCCTCTCTGACATTTCTTTCCATCTTTTTATTCTCATTTTGCTACTCCCATTCCTTGAATCATCTTCATTCTCAAATGTTCCGCGATGTGCTCCCTGACGGATTCTTCCGGAAATGGAATTTCAAGCGACCGTTCCAGAATCCTATTTGTGATCCTCTCATCGTATTTCAATTCTGATATCTGGCAGTTACTTGTGAATATAGTAATTTTCCTATCGACATACCGTCCATTAATAATGCTATAGAATCTTTCATTAATCCAGTCCTTGCCAGAATCAGCACCAAAGTCGTCAATGATAAGGATTTCTGTTCTGGATAAATCCTCTATCAACTTTCCCTCCATATTCCCTTTGTCTCCCCATGTGTTCTTGATTTCATCAAGGATTCTAAGGGAAGTGGTAAATTTTACAGGCTTCTGGTATTTTTTCATGATTTCATTCGCCAAGCTGCATACTGTTTTGGTTTTGCCAGAACCTTTTGCATTTGAGAAAAGGTATAATCCTATTCCTTTCTTCTGCATATCAGGAAGGTTTTTGAACCAGTAATTTACCGCCTGAGCCGCCTGAGAAAATACTTTTCGACTCTCGGCGTTCAAATATACACTTGACTTCAAATCGTTGAAATTTGAGTCTTTAAACACGTTTGGAATCTCTGCAAATTTCAACTGATTTTCAAGGATTGTTCTCTTTCTGATTCCGCAAGGGCATTCCTCACAATAAGGAATACCGCTTGCATCTCTTACCCATCTCCACCCACTGTCCCCACATTCAGGGCATTCAAGCGAACGGGGTGTCTGATTCTTCACCGTTCCATTCTCCAAGTGGGATGATTGGTTCGACATTTCTTTGAGCTGTGCCAGTTCCATTTCGCATATCCTCCCTGTTATGGTATTTATTTTCGAGTATTTTTAAAAAGTTGTTTGGCTTCACGAACCATTCAAAGCTTATTATAAAATCAGTTTTCTTTCCCATGAGGAAGTCACTGTTTTGTACATTGTTTAATGCTTCCATTACCTTGTCCATGCCGTATTCACGGATTCTTGCTTTCAACATCTGCGTTCTTCTTGCTGTCATTCTTGCAATCGGCTGAATACCGAACTGCTGAAGCTTATTCCATTCATCGACTACTTTCTGCACATCACCGGGTTTGACTAAATCTTTTTCGCAAGAAATCTGTTCTGGAATTTCCGGCACGCATTCTTCTTCTGACAATTCTTTCTGACGTTTTCTATGCTCGGCAACTCGTTTTCTTGTCTGCTCTCTGATTTTTTCAAGCCCGTCAATGTTCTGGTGTTCTTCCCATCCGGGAATTGAAAGCATTGTTCCGTCTCTGGTTATCATGCCGAACTTTTCAAGAATTGTAAGCGCAAGTTCGATCACGCTCTCGTCAAAGTCCAGCTCGTCAGCCAGCATCTTGTTTGTATATGGAATATTCTCTGTCAGAAAGATAATTCCGTTTGAATTACAACGCCCTGCCATTGTCAGGAGCATCATCCAGATCAGAACTATATTGTTTCCTTCTGGAAGCTTTCTGATATGCCGGATTTTCTTGTTGTCGAACATATCTATTTCTAATCGAATCCAACTCACTTTTGTCATTTAGCCACCTTCCCGTCTAGTAAGGACGTTTTCACCCTTACCACATTGATTTTCGGATAAATTTCTCCATTAAAGAGTCTATCCAATTTTCTGTGTGCTTTTCACAGGTATCATCTCCCTCTATCAGGATGCCTTTGCGGTCACACAGCCCGTTGTCGTTTTCAATACAAGTTTTGCATGTTTTATCTGCCATTTTCCTCACCCCAATCTAATTTCTGCCCACACCTGTTACAATAATTATTCATGCCAATATATGCATGATGTACCATACTGGAATGAAACATATCTTCAGGGTTATCGCTGTTGCATTTAGAATCTACATCGTCATCCGAAAAACCAATAATATGCAGTCCACATGACGGGCAGATGCAAGCATATAAATTAACATCGTAGCATTCGTCGTATTCTACAACCTCGTATCTCACTTTTCTGTGCATCTGCTTTTTTAACGCTTTAACTGCTAATTCTAATGCTTTACGATATTCAACAATTCCTGGAACATTTGTCCAGACCTTTTTAGCTAAGTCAATGCGTTCCCGTAAGTTTTCAATTGCTTCTTCTAGTTTCATGTTAATCCTCCCATTCTTCGCAATAATCGTCTAATGCAACCGTTTTTCCATTTCCTTTCGATTTACTATTCCTGCAAAAGAAATCTCTGAAATCCACATTG